CGGCAGCTGGGAGGAGATTGCTTCCGAGCGGGTTCTGATGGGTTCATCCAGCGCCCACGCGGCAGGCACTACGGTGGAAGCTGGTCTGCCCAACATCACAGGTGACTCTTGGTTGCGACCCAACAACAACACAATCACAGAAAATGGCCCGTTCTATTTAACTGATTTAGAAAAACGCAATCCACCTGTGGGTAATTTTAGTGGAGACACGAAAAGTCCTTCTGTTACGGTGGGATTTGATGCGTCCAAGTCCAACGCTATCTACGGCAGCAGCACCACCGTGCAGCCCGCCGCCTACTATGTGCGCATCTGGCACCGCGTGGCCTGAGAAAGGAGGTTTTGACTTATGAAAATCATTGACGAGACCGGCGCGGTCGTAGAAAACCCCGACCTGACTCTGGGCTACCTGACAGCTGACACCGAAGAAGTCACTCACCCCGC